CTTCACCGCGCTACCGCCCGAATGGCGAAACTGGTAGACGCATGGGACTTAAAATCCCCCGCTCGTAAGGGCGTGCCGGTTCGATTCCGGCTTCGGGCACCATATAAATCAAGGGTTTGCGAGCGAAGGCTAGGCAAACCCTTGTTCGTTTCTGGTCCGCAATTATTGAATTGGTCCGCAATTCACTTGGTTGGTGAGACTTTCTTCCCCTTACGGTTTCGGATGTACTGCTCAGTCATTACGACGGTCGTATGCCCAAGTTGATCCCTGGCCTGCAAAATGTCGCCGCTGGATTCGGCCTTGTCAGTGCCAGCTTTAGCGCGTAAGTCACGCATTTGGAACTCGGACTTTGCGACCCCGGCCGCTTCTCTGGCTAAGTCAAATCTTCCCCGCAACATCGCCACCGACATTGGTGTGCCATCCTCTGTAACGATCAGCCGCGTCGAGCGGACCTTGTGTCCTGACTTCCGGGACATAATTCGATCAATCAAAACCTTCAACTCACCAGTGATTTCAATTCGCCTCTTGGCGTTTGTCTTGCCCTGGAGGACCCATATCAGGCCTTCGCGGACGTCTCGCTCATCCATCAATCGTGTGTCGGTCACCCGTTGACCAGTCAAATAAGCAAGGTCCATCGCATCCCGAAGACCCACATCTGCTTTCTCGTACACGCGCTTGAACAGTGCATCCTCGATATAGATGTCCCGCCCCGTCTCCTTGTTGCCCTTTATCCCGGCGCAAGGATTAGCGAGTGCGGTATAGCCAATATCACGGGCGAAGTTCCAGATTGCACTTAGCAGGGCCTTCTCCCTGTTGGCGCGCACCGGAGCGGCCTTACGCCAGGTCAGGTACTGGCGGACGTGCAGTGGCTGGATTGTTTCGAGCGGGGCCGGAGGGTCGTCGAAAAATGACATCAGGTTTTTTAACTCCCTGACGTTGTCTTTTTGCGTTGCTGGTTTCTTTGACGGCACCACGTCAACTAAGTACTTCTCGGCCACGTAGCGGAAAGTAATTACCTTGGCCACCAGGTCGGTGGCGGTGCGATCACGCTCGAGTTTCGCGTACTCCATAATCGCCAGGCCGTAGTCGCTGCCCAACGGAATCTCTTTGCGGTCCTTGCCGCCGGTGTCGTAATAATAGAAGACCCGGCCGCTGGCTTTCTTGCGCTCTCTAAACCGGGCAATTGATCCGGGTTTGCTTGGTCGTCGTCCCATGTCAGCTAGCCTTGCGTGGTTTCCATACGGGTTTCTCCGGCTCAAACATACCGACCGCCGTCACAGCCAACGCCGTAACACTTGGCCAGCCATTCACCTTAATGGTGTGCCTGACGCCGTTCTTCTTCAGGTTAAGGATCTGGCCTGCCTTAGTCCGCGCGCCGGTAAGCTCGCAGACCTCCGTGTGGGAAAGAAATTGAATGTTCATGAGCGTCTCCATGCCGCGTGTGGCGGCAGAAGGTGGGTGAGTGGAGGTGGCAGTTCGTTTGCTGAAGGCGCCAGGTTGGAGACTGTCGCGCTGATGCTAATCAGCGATTTGCGGGTCCGGGTGAAACCGAGTGGACCGATTTTCTGTGGGCATGGGGATGTCCTTAGCCGGTGATCAGCTACAGTTGATGGCTCACTGATATGGAGATCGGATATGGAATGCTTAATCTGTCAGGCTGCCGCCAGGATTGTTCACGCGCTTGGAGACTGGTCAGAGGTCAAATGCTCAGATGGTTGTGGACACTTCCGGGTCTCAGCGAACCTTGTTGCGAAGATGAAGTTCAAGAACGAGTTTTTTGACGTTGAACGAACAAGGCGATGGCTTGATATGTCCCGGAAGGAGGAGCCTGTGCCATTGATATCGACCTACGATTACAGCGTTTCTTTACTGCATCGCGTTGCTAATGAACGATCTGCCAGCTTGCGGAGCCGCTCTGTTAAGCCGATCACATCGGAATAATTGGACTTCTAACTTCGGCCCGCTGATGCGCTTAGTCATGCCCGGTCGGTGTAGGGTGGTGAGGGATCAGCTACATCAAAGCGATTTAGAAAAGGGGAGGACTTATGACGCTTGCGGTCGTTTGGTATCGAGAAAATTTTGGCGAGCTATGGTGTGCTGCGGATACTCGTATTTCGGGCGATACCCGTGTTTTAACTGATAGTGGACCTAAGATTCTTCCCATTCCAATTGTTTGCCATGAACATTTGAATGGTACTAAGTGGCGTGTCTGCAAACGGTATAGTTTTGGCTTCGCGTTCGCCGGTTCTACGCTTTCAGCAATGAGCACTCACTCCATGGCGTCAGCATGTACTCAAAATTTTGCGCAGAAAAAAGGTTACAAAAAACCTATCAGCGTGGAGTCCGTGGCCAATCTTTATGCGGAAGTCGGCAATAAACAGGTAGTCGAAATGTCAGCGCGCCTAGGTGCTGCGGAAAGTAAATATCAGTTTTTCTTTGACGCTATCATTTTTGGGTTTTGCCCATCTGAGAATCGGTTTATGGCGTTCGTCATCGTTTCCAGCACTGCTGGAGGCGAGTTTCATTTTAATGTAGCCCAAGTACAAATCGGGCCTGGGCAATACCTTCCAATAGGAAGTGGAGAAGCAGCTTTTGTCTCCTTGATGGACGAACTGAAAAATGAACCAGATGCGGGGGTCATTTCTACGCTTCGCGAAATGGTAAAGCGTGAAGTTCAATCTGACGTCGGCGGTCATCTTCAAATAGGTATTTCGACCAAGCAAGGCTTTAAGGTGGTTCCTGTCTTGGACACGTCAAATGGTCCTGGCGAGGCCTTCGTCAGCTTTCTAGGATGGGATGCGACCAGCTATAAGGGGTTGGACGGCTATAGCATTGGCTACTCAGCAATAAAGCCTTAAGAATTAAACACCAAGTTCAGCGTTGATCAGGCCGCGAGACGCTGGTAGATCTCGATGCGTCTCATACTGCTCTCTGCTGACTCCAGACACCCACGGCGTCGAACACTTGGGCCGCCTGTTCTTCTGTCAACGAGACCTCGGCAGGAATGGCGATCCAGCCCGATGCGACCCGGTGATTCGGATTGCTCTCGGCGACCAGGGCTTTGTAGGTGTCCTCGATCACGTCCTCGAGATGGGCGGCCAGATAATTGCCTTGAGGGGCGATCTCTACCGATTTGGTATAGCGGTGGCCGCGCTGATCTCGACACTGGACGCTGACATAGATCGTCCAGCGATGGGCAAAGTCGCAGACTGCTTCGGCCATGCGTTGTCCTGGCGGGATGCTCTTGCAGCTCTTCCTGTTAATCATCCCTTGGCGTCCACTGGGGTCGATGTGGACCACCGCGACATGATTGGCGTTGAGCAGTGCTCGGCTCGCTCGCTCTATCCGCGTACGCATGTTGTTGGGCTTTCGCTTTTTCATAGCGCCACCGTAATCTGGCGATTTGCCTTGGCTTCAAACTGCAGGGCAAGATCGTGAGCGGCCTTGTAGTCGGCACGGAAGGCGCAAGTCTTGCCGGTGGTGAGGTCTTTAATCTGATACATGCCGAAGCTTCCGCCGGCGACTTGGTAGCGCACCGGTTTGGCTGGGGCTCGTCGATCAATACGACTGTAGAGCCCGGAGCGGGCGGCCTTTGTTCGTTGCAGCAGTTCACCGACTTTATCGATGCGCTCTTGAGATGATGGATGCATGGTTGATCCCTCGGAGGAGGTTAGGTGTATTCGTCAGCACTCCGATCACCTGCTGGTGGCCATTGGGCAGGGAAGGGGGTTGATTGATAAAAGGTGGGCGTAAAAAAGCCCGATCGGAGCCGGGCCAGTGTTTGCGTCACAAAGACCTGCTTAAGTGATCGCAGGTGTTGCCATCGCGGGCTTCGACAAACCTGCCTGAATGCGCTGCGTGATTTCCTCTCGATGCACCTGGACATCCTTTGGTGCGCTAGTTCCGATACGTACCTGTTTGCCGCTAACACCCAGCACTGTGATCGTGATGTTGTTGCCTATGTTGATGCTTTCGCCTTCTTTGCGAGTCAAAATCAGCATTGTCCATTTCCTTGCGTGAGTGGTTTCCCAATGCCGCCTTGCAAGAAGCGGCATCAGTGAAACATCACTGCTTTACGCGGATTTCATTACGAGGGAACCACGCACCGTCAACCAGAACCATGCAGCCAACAAGGGCGGCGTAGCGGGTCTCTCGGTCAGTCTTGAAGCCGTAGTAGGAGCAAGTGGCCCGAGAGGCTACGTTGCTCAGCAGCATGCAGCCGACGATCAGTGCCAGCAGGATTAACAGAACCTTTGTCGCGTACTTCACGCCTCGATACCGTAGTCAGCCAGGCGCAGGCCGAAGTGCATGCTTATTTCCTTCAGCGCCACAAACTCTGCTGGCTCGATCAGGCCGTCAGCTTGGGCAACGGCAAGAATGTTGACGAAGGCTTCCTCCGCATCGGCCGGAACGTTTTTGATGTCGGCCAGTTCCCGCTTGATCGCCAATCGGCCTACTTGAAAGTTGGCGTTCAACTGGCCTGTAAAACGATTGATGGTTTCGGTGATCTCGATGCCGAAATGCATCAAATTCGGGTTGGAGCGAATCAACTCATCCAGCTTGGAAACCTCGCTGGCTTCAATTTCACCATCAGCCGCAGCGACCAATAGGCCGCCACCGACAATGGCCTGCATCAAGTCGCGGTTAACGACCTTCTTCATTTCGGCCTGGGCGTTGCCGACTTGTTTTCCAAAGAGTTTTTTCATTCCGAACATGGTGTTTCCTCATACAGGGGAGGGGATTTCCCGCATGGCCCTGTTGCCAAGGCCATGTAGTGAAATCTGTTTTGGCTGTCAGCGAGACTCAGATACGGCGCACTTAGGTGGGAGTCGCCCACGCCTGGTGCGTTAGTCGTTTTGCAGCTGACAGCTTTGAATCGATTGGGTTGTTAAAGAGCGGCGGGTGGCCCCGTATTGCCGCTGCGATTCACTGCGGCGAATAAATATTGCCGCCGGGGATATTTAAAGTCAATGCCGCCGGAAATATAATTCCGCTCTATGAAAAAAGCCCGTGCTGGGTGGGCTTGCTTTGGGCTAGATATTTGCGGGGAGGTCCCAAGAGATGCGCGCGGCGCAGTCATCCTCTCGATGCACTAGTACGTGCTCGGTTTCTGCTATCTCTTCAAGGAGCCGTTTCCAGTCCTCAAGGCATTCATCTGCTTCCCTGCAAATGACTGCCGTTTTTCGTTTTTGGGCGGCGGGGGCGCTGATGATTTTTTGGATGCGGAATCCAAGAAGCTCAAACGAATTTGGCGGTGTTGGTTTGTTTTTTGGATTTGCCATAGCACTGCTCCTTTTTTGTATGGATACACAGTGAATGGCTTGAATCCTAAGCGCTAAAGATTAACGATTAAAAACAATCATTTAACAGAAAGAAGCCCGCAATTTGCGGGCTTCAGGAGGGAGGTGTCCAAGGGAGTTAGAGACAAATCGAAGGGCTCAAATTTAGATTCTGCCCAGCACCTTGCTGGGGGCAAGAATTGCCCCTACGTAATGGATTCTCTCGATATCAATCCGAGCTACTGTCAGCCGCTCGCCGTAAGCGGAGTTGATCGACATGAGGCTGACCTCTTCTTCGGTCTCGAAGAGAAGTTCTTTAACCATGCTTTGTCCATCAACGGTGGTGACCATCACATACTCACCTGGCACTAGGCGGTGATTGGGTTCGCAGACAGCGACCCACCCGCTACGGATCGCTGGTGCCATTGAGTCACCCTTGAGCCGAAGTGCGTAGGCGTTCTCATCTCTGGAGTAGGTCTCAACCCAGCCAGCTGCCTGGTCAAGGCTTGTCCAATATCCCTCGCTGCCGAGCTGTGCGGTACCTTCGATATTGATTCTGCGTGGTGAGGAATAGATGGGGGGACCAGCCTCGACATTAGATTCGAAGCTGGACTGCGCCATTTTCGCAATCTCATCAGCCAGTCGAGGGCTGAATGACTCCACTGGTTTGGAAATCAATCCGGCAATTGCGCTAGCGACTTTCGCATTCAGTGCGTTGTAGCCGTTCAGGTACGAACTGACGGAGCCCTGATTTATGCCTAGGGCATCTGCGATTTTTCCCTGAGTCAGGGCGTCACGCCGCGATTTGCCTGTGTTGAAGGCATCCACAGCCGCTTTGAGTGCTGAGCACTCTTCTTTTTCCCAGCCTTCGAGTTCGCGTTTTTTCATTCCACGATTATTCCTAGCGGCGATATTTAATCAAATGCCGCCGGGCTTGATTAATTAAATTCCGCCGGAGATACTTGTTGGATGTTTAATAAGGGAGATCGGCGAGATGAGCCGAAAAAGTCTGGATGAGTTTGCTCGTGCACGCGGGCAAACCAACGCAGCAAATCTGCTTGGGATGTCCCAAGGGTCGCTCAACAAAGCTCTGCAGGTTGGTCGTGACATTTTTGTTACTGAACACGCAGATGGTTCTTTCACAGCTGAAGAGCTCAGACCATTCCCGGTCCAAAGCGCAAAAAGGTTGCGTCGCCGGATGCTGCCCATTTCATGAGCAAACTTTGAGCGCAACGGCGCCGAGAGAAAACTAGACGATGAAATCGCCAGTGCTAGACACCCGTCGCAAAGCAGTCATTGCCTCTGCCAATGCATTTCCTGGCGGGCTTGCATACGCCTCTGACTTTCTTGGCGAAGAGAATCTCAAGCGCTTCAAGAACCGGATTTACGAGTCGGCAGGTGTCAGACCCCTCACCGACGATGAGGTCTGCACGCTTGAGACTGAAGCCAAAACCACCTTCTTGCCGGACTACATCTGCGCGATGTACGGCGGCGTATTTGTCCGCCTGCCTGAGGTTGGTGAGCTGGACAACGTAGACATGCACCAGCGCTCGTTGCGTACTTCTGTGAAGCGCGGCCGCGTTGACCAGTTTCTTGCCCTGGCGCTGGAGGACGGAGAAATCACTGCAGCGGAAGCCGCAGAGATTCTGGCCTTGCACGCGAAACACTTGGCTGCCCGGCACGAGGAGGTGACCGCACTTATTGAGTTGCACAAGTCGAAACGCCCAGCCCGAACGCCAAGCGGGAAGGGCTGACATGCAGTTCACGATCGCGATCAACCAAGTGAAAGCGCTGGAGTGGGGGTTGAACTCCCAACAGGCGCTACTGTTTTCCTTTGTCTACGAATGTCCTAGCTGGGCCAAACCAATCAAGACCGATAACGGGATTTTCTTTGTCTTGACCAAGGCAAAGATCATTGAGGAGTTGCCCCTGCTCACCGACAAGCCAGATACCGCGTATCGACTTCTCAAAGGGCTCGAAAGGGCAGGTCTGGTGGAGTTATCCAGCACTGCAAACGTCTCGTTGTTTCGCTTGACCGAGAAGGCGAAAGAGTGGAATCGCAAGCTGGACGGGTCGGAAAAATATCCGACCTCTGAGGCGTTTGAGAGTCGGAAAAAAATCCGATCTACCTCGGAAGAAACTCCGAGCAAGGTCGGAAAAAAATCCGAACAGGGTCGGAAAAATATCCGAGGAGGGTCGGAAAAATCTCCGACAAATCAGGGTACCAGTAATCAGGGTACCAATCAGGTAACCAGTAATCAGGAAAATCAGGGCGCTAACGCGCCAGGCAAGTCGTCAAAATTTAACCCGCTGATCGCCAAACCGGAAAACGTCAGCGTCGAGGTTTGGGGCGATTGGTGCCAGCACCGCAAGGAAATCCACAAACCCCTCACCGCCAAGAGCTGCGAACAACAGGCCAAGGCCTTGGCGAACCATCCAACCCCCGATTCCGTTCTGGCCCTTTCGATCAGCAATGGATGGACGGGGATCTTCCCCGACAAAGCAGTCATCCCCGCACCACTTCCAACCAGTCGCCATTCCGGCTTTGACACTCGCGATTACAAGGCCGGCACCAAGGAGAACGCCAATGGCACCTTCCGTCTCTAACCTCGGCGCTCACATGGACCGCAAATTCGGCGTCATCGGCCGTCAGCCAGCAAGCTGCTTGGATCATGGTGGTTACTCGGCGGTCATCCTCAAGGGCGGCAGCCTGTCTGGCTGTCCCATCTGCGCGAGCAACAAACGCGACATGCTAGAACTTCAGCGCAAGCGCTCTCAGTTTCGGATAGTTCAGCACTCAAGCGCCCGGATTCCGAAGCGTTTCGCGGAAAAGACATTCGCCGATTTCGTCGTGTCGAATCCGGCCCAGCAGATTGCCCTGGATGCGTGCACCGACTACGTCGACAACTTTTCGAAGCATCGCCGGGAAGGTCGCTGCATGTTGCTGTTGGGGAAGGTCGGTACCGGCAAGACCCACCTGGCTATTGCCTCAGCCAGTCACCTGATCAACGAATGCATGGTCAAGGCGATTTACCGCACGGTGGGCACGCTCATCGGCGAGATTCGAGCGACGTTCAATGATCGCTCGGGCGAGTCCGAGGCGCACATCTTGCGTGAGGTGATTGGCGCGGACCTGCTGGTGCTCGATGAAGTTGGTGCAACCAAGCAGAGCGAGTTCGAGCTGGCCACTCTATTCAGCATCATCAATGGTCGTTACGAGCAATGCCGTCCGACGATCATCGTCAGCAACCTGTCTCCCACCGAACTAAACGACGCCATTGGTGCGCGCTGTGTCGACCGCATCCGCGAAAACGGCTGCATTGGTGTGGCATTCGAGTGGGAATCTCAACGCGGTAAGGAGGGCTTCTGATGAACGCCGCCAAGCAACAAAACATGCTCGCCGGGCAATCGTCGCTCGCCCGCAAAGTATTTCAAGTCGTGCCAATCCAGGAGCGCTGGACTGCTCACGATATTTTCAATTCGTTGATGGTTGCCGAAACCACGGGTGCCCAGTTTCCGGCCGTACGTCGCGGCCTGGGCGAGTTGAAGGATGCAGGTCTGATTCGCGAACCCGTTAACGGACACTTCCAGCGCACCGCCATCACCATCACGCCCCAGAGAGAACAGAGCATGTCGAAAGAAACCAAGCCGGCCGTGGCTACCACCAAGAAACCCGAGGGTAGCGCTCTGGATACATTGGCGGTGCTGTCTGGCGAGGTAATCAGCTTTGCCGAGGAGGTCGGTCAGCGCATGAAAAAGCTCGCCGCGCGTATCGAGGAAGTGGCGTTGTCCGTTGAGGTAGAGCGCGAGGTCAATGCTGAAGCACTCGACAAATTCAAGCTCCTGCAATCTCTGCTGAAGGGGGGCTAATGGGCAAGCGCATGGGGATCAGCTTGGAGATGCCTGATCGCCGTTTGGCTATTCCGGATTCGGCAAACTATCGGTTTGCCGTGTTCTGCTGTTCGTACAAGGTGGACTTGGGCAGCACCCCCGATCACGCATTGGCGTTGTTCGTTGACCAGGCAATGGCCGAGCGCTACGGCGCCTGGATGTGGCCCTCGACATTTGAAGTGGTTGACCTGCTTGGCAAAAGGGGCGATGACCAATGACTGCTCCTTTGAAAACCCTGACTGTGAAACTGTCTGATGCCGTCATCAAACAGCATGCCATCGACCCGACCATTACCGAGCTGAAGGATCCTCGGCACCCGCTGCGCTTTCGTTACCGTCACGACCGCAGCAAAGGCAGCTGGCACCTGGTGCGTTTCGACAAGGGCGCCAAATGGAAAAAGGCTGCCAACTGGCCCGACGTGCCGGCGCGGGTAATGCTCGACAATTTGCCGGTAGTGCAGGCCCGGTTGTTGGCCGATCCGTCGGCTGCTGCCACGGTGGATGGCTGGGAGCGGGTCGGGCAGGTGTTGGAGTGGTATGCGGCGCGCCTGAACACCGATAACAGTTTGTCCAAAAGCCGCCGGGGATCGTCGTTGTCAGCGATCCGCTGCCAATTGTTCCCCGCGCTGGGTGATTTGCCCTTGTGCAAACTCAATGCCGATACCTTGGACCGACACTTGGTCTGGCACATGCAGGCCGAGTACAGCCTGTCCTACGTCAAGTCGGTGTTGGACGTACTGAAGGTGGTGTTTGGCGCCGCCTTAACGCTGAAAAAGATCACCGTGAATCCACTGCTTGGGGTGTCGTTCAGTCACTTCACCAAGGCCAAAATCAAGCCCAAGGGCGCGCGCTTGCGACACGTCGCCGTGGTGGACCTGCTGGCCGAATGGGGTGAAGCGTTCACCACGGAACCGGCGGCCGTGACGCTGCTGGTGTTGATGCTGAGCCATGCTACGCGGATCACCGAAACCCGTCTGGCCAAGTGGAAAAACATCCACCTGGATGCGGGGGAGTGGTTCATCCCGGCCGATGACACCAAATCCAAGCGCGACCACCTGTTGCCGTTGACCACGCAGGCCGTGGCTTTTCTGGAACGTTACCGTGCGCAGCAGCGGGCCCAGGGTTACGACGGGGCGTACCTGTTTCCGGCGACTTCACGTGCGGGGCGCCCGATGTCACGCAGCCAGGCCTTTGCCATTTTTACCCGATTGGGAGCGGGTGAGTGGACCAGTCACGACCTGCGCAAACTGGCGCCTTCCATCTGGGCCAACCTCGGTGTCGATTCACTGGTGGGAAAACTACTACTCAATCACGCCCTGACCGAACTGGAGCGCACCTACTTTCAGGCGATGGGCGAGGTGGTAAAGCGCAACGCCCTGGAGCGGTGGCACGGCTGGCTCGACGCACAGGGTTTTGATGCATTGCAGGACAAGACAGGAGCAAGACGCGCGAGTAAGCCGGTTGCCCTGGACCCCTCGGGCTGGTTGGCCTGAAGCCGAAAACAGAAATTAATCTTACAAGAGGATTCAAACATGCCAAAAGGGCAGGAGCTTGGCTTTAAGAGGAGGCGGATCGAGCTTGAGCTTTGTCCTACCTGCAAGGGCAAAGCAGTAGTGAAAGGACTGTTTTATGAGCTGATTTGTACTGCTTGCAACGGCTCAGGTTGGGTTGTTCGGGGGAGTCGGTTGGTGCTTTCTTCGGACGAGTTAGTCACCCAGTTGAGCTTCAAATTGCAGCAAACACAGCGCGAAATTGAAGTGCTGCAGCAGGGGGCGTCGATATCTGGCCAGGCCGAGTACTACCAAATGAACAACCGTCTCGGTGCCGGTGGCACAAATTACACAGGGGATTGAGAACATGATGATTCGAAAGCCGGCAGGTCGACCTTTAGGCGATACCGAATACCTGCTGGAGCAATGGGGGTGGTGGCGGATGGATGGCGCCGGCGTCCCCATCTACACCTCGCCGACTTTTGCGCTAATGCGTCATGCGATGCCGCAAGTATCCGCTAGTCAGAACTACTGCATCACGGATGAATGGGCCCTAGCTGTTGATAGTGCAGTTGCGAGGCTTTCGCGCCGTGACCAACAGATGGGGGACATTATTTGGCTTTACTTTGGAGCAAAATGGCCGATGGTTCGTGTTGGCAAGCATTACGGAATCAGTGAAGGCAAAACTAGAGAGCTGGTCAGGGCAGGAGCTGCTTGGATTGATTGTGCTTTGGGTTTCATGGGAGAAGTGGCTTAGAAAAGACTGAGTGCAAGGTAGATTCAGTGAAGGGGTTCTGCTAGTTTGCGTTTTCGTCCCGTCAAGCTCAACAGGGCTGTCCGAGATGTTCGGCTATTATTGAATTTTGAGCTAGCATTGTAATTTTTTTGTGTTTGTATTTTTGTAATCTATTTGTGTTTTGAGGTTGAAAATGGAAGTAAAATCTAGGATATATGATCGTCGCATTAACTCCGAGAATGTTTTGATTGAAACCACTCTTGGAGAGTATCTGGAGCTCATAAGTGACGCGATGGATAAAAATCCTTTCCAACGAAAGAGAGTTACTTCATCCAAAACTGTTTATTCACTTCTTCGAGAGGATATCAAAAGAGGGTGTGTGATACCCCCAATCGTACTGGCGCTTAGTTTTGATGTTCGCGAAAATGGAGACCAGGCTCCTAACGATAATTTTGCAGTAATCGAGGCTATTAGCCGTCGTCGTGGTGATCTGTTAGTTTTGGATGGCCTGCAGCGAACACACTCCTTCAAGGATGTTGTTGCCGAAACAACAGGTCAGGATCTTGACTCAATCAAAAATACCCCGATCAGGGTTGAAGTTTATATGGGGCTTAATAAGATTGGCATTCTTTATAGAATGTTGACGTTAAATAGTGGCCAGACCCCAATGTCGCTCCGGCAGCAGATTGAAATGCTATACTGGGAATACCATAACACTGGCGTTGAAGGTATTCGATTTGTAAGAGAGGTCGACAGCGAGCACGCAACGCAGTCGAATGAATATAACTTCAAGGAAGTTATTGAGGGGTTTAACTCGTATCTTGAAAGGAATGAGCAACCTCTGGAGCGAACGGATCTCCTAGAGAATATTAAAAGTTTGGAGAAGCTGTCTCATGAGAATAATAATAGGGACCTGTTTAAGGAGTATGTAAATTCTCTACATAAATTTCTTACTAAGCTTGTAGAACTGGCTGCCGATGCATCAATTTCCAAGGATGACCTCCAGGGGAAGTCACTCTGGGGCAGAGATGCGAAGCAGTGCTTTAAAAAGACTCAAGTGTTTGCAGGGTTTGGTGCGGCAATTGGCAAATTGAAAGATCACCAAGTGGTGCGAAATTTAGAGGATATTGTTGGTGTCTGCGACGGGTTGTATTTTAGTACAGGGCCCGAAGATTTTCTTATGGAGTTGAACTCTGCACTCGACTGGATCTCAAAGAACACTAAGAAAATTGGTAATGCTCAACGGATGTTTTTCCAGTTTTATTTTAGGGATCTATTTAATTCGCAGGGAGATTCTTTTAAGGACCTTCGGCTGAGTATTGATAGTGCTTTGCATAAAACTAGAACGCAGCTTTTTTAATTATGCAAGTCCTACATGATGACGAAATTTTCGGCCTGTACCCCGTTGGTGTTCCGGCTGTTTTGGAAGACGACCCCTCGGCAGTGCTCCTTGAACTATCGAGTGGTAAAGATGAGTCTATTTTCCTTCGGGTTCCAAATTTTGCAGCTGACTTTGCCAGGGTTACAGGGTATGAGTACATAGCGTCAATCTGTAAGAGCAATTATTGGCAGGAAGGTGGTTATGCTGAAGTTAGGCTAAAGGTCACTGGTGCCCAGAAAGCAGTTGGTTATGTATTTCCGGCATCGACCCTGTATTTAGACGACTCTGATTTATGCTCCGAAGGCCAAGAGATAGCCTCTGCATATGCTTGGGCTGGGGTATTGGAACTTTTGAAAGGCTCTAAGGGGCAAAAAGAGCTTGTGTCCGTGTCGTGGGGTGAAACATACAGTTTGCAAGACTTTTATGGGGATGATTTGGTTGTAACTGTTTATGGCGTTGAAAGATTGGCAGTGCCGCGCGAGCAAGCAGAAGAGTTGGTAGATGAGTTTCTGGTTAGCCTGGCGGAAATAAACGTTTTTGATTTTGATGTGGGGGAGCTTAGAGAAAAAAAGGCTGTAGAATCTTTCAATAACGTAGAAAGGGTCTATGTTAGGTCGTTGTCACCAGACTTGAAAAAGTCATGTCTTTCTTTTTTAAGGCATCATGTGCTGCCTGCTCATGCAACAAAGTGTGATCCTATAGTTAGGTTCTTTTTGCAATATCAGTTTTTTGAAATACTAATGCATAATGTTTTTGCGGGTGTTGTTCAGGATTTTTTGAGAGTTGTTAACACTGATGGCTATACTAATGATGCCTGGAAAACAAGAGAGCTTGTTTCGGATCTTGGGAAAAAAAGTGCGGAAGGGTATCGCATAAGAAGAGTTTTTAATTTTCTAAGAAAGGATCACGCTGAAGAGGTTGCTGGTGTAGAGCAGGCGTGCGCTGATTTACTGGATAAAGCAGGAAAGAACTCTGCATCCACGGAAAAAAATAAATATTATCTTGTGCGAAACCTGGTTTTTCATGGCTTTGGTAATGGTGTATTAGAACGGGCTGATATTGAATCTATCTGCGAACCAGTGGCCAAGGTTATTTATAAGCTTGCGTTGGGGTTCGAGGATGCTTCTCCGTACTTTGGCATCGGGGTCGAGGATTGATAAGGGTGTATATTTTCTTTTTACGCTTCTTTTTGACGTAAATACTTTTCCGCACGGAATAAGTCTGCTTTCATAGCAGCATGAATTGCAGTGAGTGCAGCGAACGCTTTCAAGGACCCGGCCATTTGAGCCGGGTTTTTTGTGTCCAATTACAAGCCCTGCCGTCGAGCGGGGCTTTTTCGTTTTCGGCCCTATGCCTGGCTCTTTGCTCCGAGCGGATGACAGTGACATAGAGGCCGGACCTATTCGAGGACTGCAGATGAACACAGAACATCAGGCTCTCGCCGATGTGCCCCTTTGGCTATTGGTATTGTTGAGTATGGCTGGTTTGTCTGGGGAGATGTTGAGAGCCTCGGGTACTGACCTTGGTCTTCGGCAGATCCTCCAGCGTGTAGCGCTGCGTTTTCTCGCGTCTGGCCTGTTGGGTATGGCTACGCTGTTGCTCGCGATGGCGCTGTGGAGCAGCTTCTATCTTGCCGCCGGTCTAGGCATCGTAATCGCGGTCATCGGTGCTGATGTAACCGGCGGTTTGTATACCCAGTTTCTGGCCAGGAAAGCTGGTATCAAATCGCATAATTCATAGCGTGGTAAAGCAGCCCGCATGACCCGCTCAACGGGCCGCCAGACAGCTATTTCTCGGCTATCGCGGAAAACTAAATGGTCAAAATCAAGATCACGCCCAACATGCTACCCGTGTCTGAGGCGCTGCTGGAGCTGGAGAAAAAGCACATTCCACATGTGCTTGCCCTGACCGCGACCCGCTTGGCCCAGCGGGTCAAGAAGGGCGAGCTGGCCGTCATGGAGCAGCGCCTGGATCGGCCAACGCGGACCACGATGAACAGCCTGTTCGTAAAAATCGCCACCAAGAGCAAGCCGGCCGAAGTCTATTTCAAGGACTCTTGGACCTCGGGCATCCCCGCTGATACCTACCTTCAGCAGACTGTCAGAGGCGGGCAACGACCGCATAAGCGCTTCGAAAAGGCCCTGATCGCACGCGGCTTTATGAGGTCCAGCCAGTTCGCGATCCCCAACCCCAACGTGCTCGACAAGCATGGCAACGTCTCTCGAGGGACGATGACCCGGATCTTGTCGGGCTTGGGAGCCGCCGAAACATCGCGTGGTTATCAGGCCAATGCCTCGAACAGCAAACGCAGTCAGCGCAAGGGCAATGCCAGGAGCTATTTCTCCGGCATCGTTGGAGGAACGGCCGGTGTGTGGGAACGCAAAGAGACGGCGTTCGGCGATGCGATCAGGCCGATGTTTGTCTTCAGCCGGAGCGCGCCGATGTACCGCACAATCTTCCCGTTCTTCAAGATCGCCAACAACATCTGCAAGGCCAACTACAGCGCTGAGTTCCGCGATGCATTTGCCGAGGCAATGGCCACTGCCAAGCCCTGACAACGAGCAAGAAAGGCCGGTTTCTGGCTGGTGATGCTCGACTTGTTTGCCCAGGCGAAAATTTAACGGGTCCTCCCGAGGGGGCGGGGGGCAGGGGGTAATTCGGGCCCCGCTGCTTCGCTATATATGACCCATTTTTGAATCGAGGTTGTTGTTTAGTCCATGGCCAATCCGACCATCTC